AAGAATCTTTTGACCCCAATTAATGCTTTCAATTTATGATAGATTTAGATATAACAGAACTGTTTGAGGAGATTGTAAAGGAACTTCCAGAAGGGCTTGAAATTCTCTATCCAAATGGGAAAGGGGGAACTAAAGTTATGAAGTCACCAAGGTTGAATTACATCTTCGGTAGCAGTCAATATATCAAAGATATTTTAGATGAATACAGTAAGTCTTCTGCCCAGTCTGAAAGGAAGTTTCCATTAGTTGCACTATTCACTCCAATTAGTGAGGATAGAGGTGATGCGGATTATTTTTCAAAAGCAAAGGTTTCGTTAATTATAGCATGTTCTTCTTGTAAAGAGTGGAGCAATGAGATGCGCAGAACCACATCTTTTAAAAATATCCTTCGGCCAATCTATAAACGTTTATTGGAAGTATTATATGAAGATTCCCGGTTCGACTGCGACTATGACGAAAAAGTGAAACATAGTTATTCAGAAAACTATTCATATGGCAGATACGGAGCCTATACAGATTCCGGTGAGGCTGTGAGCGAGCCGATTGATGCCATAAATATACGCTCGATGGAAATAAAAATTAATAATCTTAATTGTAGAAGAAAATGAGAAAGATTAGAACGTGTAAGGGTTCCCGGATGAACACTGGTAGTTCTGCTTGTAGTATTGACTGGAAAAAAGTCAAAGGTGCTATCTTGGCGGAACATGGTGTCAAACTCCCTGCTGATATAACAGGTGAGAAATTGCTCGAATTGTGCCATGCAGACCGTCCCGGGCGTATTTACCCTATTTTTCCATTCCTGGAGTATGCCAAGAATGGTGGAGAGCCCCAAGTTAATGCTGTAGGGTACGGTGCAAGTGAATACAACGGGCTAAGCGCTCAAACAGACACCTTCACTTTGAAGAAATTTGATGAGGTTTTGAATGCCCAGCTTCTGAAATGTGCCAATAAAGGATGGGACGTTTACTTTTGGAATCAGGATAATATGTTGATCGGTTATAATGATGACACTGATATCCTTGCCGGTATTCCGATGTCTACTGTTTACCCGACCGTGACACAGTACCCGACCAGTAGTGCTAAGTCTGCGATGACTGTTAGTTTTTCACATGAAGATGTGGAAGACAGCCAATTGCACTTTGACTACGTGCAGTTAGACTTCAATCCCAAGAATTTCGTTAAAGGCTTGGTTGATGTTGTGTTTCAAAAGTTGGAGGCCGAAAATACTTACAAAATAGTTGAAGTTGTTGGTGGTTATGACCGTACAGAAGAATTTGGCAGTCTTATTGCTGATGGTGCTGCTGAAGTTATGAATAACGTAACTTCTGCTACGTATTCGGATGGTATCATTACCATTGTTCCTAAAGCTGGGGCGGTTCCTTCGTTGAAAGCTCCTTCTGTATTGTATGAAAAAGGAATCAGAGGTATTGAGCAGGTGTCATGAAGGTAGATAATGTTACGTTCGTCGAGGTTGCTGTGAAGGGCATGACGAAGGAAGAGTTTATTAATGCGCACATTAAAGTCGTGTGGCAGGAACTGAAGGAAGCTGACCGCAAGAAGAAGCTCTCGGAAGTGTACGATGCGATAACTAAGTAACCGACGGGCTGGGGTGTGATTACAGCCCGGCCCGTTATATTTTTACTGTATGGCAGATTTTGATGAATTACATAGAGTTATTCATTCCATTGCATCCGGGTTTGAAGAGGAATGTATTAGGTGTATGGAAGAACATAAGAATGTGCTCGTTGATTGCATTCAGGAGCAATTATATTCCGGTCTGGACGGTACTGAACATCTATTGAATCCTGATTATGATACTGACACCTATTTTAACGAGCCCGGTCCCTGGCAGAACCGTGCGGAACAATATAAACGATGGAAGGAGAGGATAACTCCACCTCTTAGAAGTGAGATGCTTTATTTGCCACCGCGTCCGGTTGAGGTACCTAACCTCTTTATTACTGGTACTTTCTATGATAGCATAACTGCCGATAGAATTGATTCCGGGCTTCGATTCTCAACGAAAGGATTTACGGACGGTAGTTCTATTGAGAAGAAATACGGTGAGCAGATTTTAGGCATTGGTGATACAGCTAAAGAGTACTTTAATATTATGTATCTCCGTCCCTGGATGGAACGTTTCTTTTCAGAATGTGGATATCGGTAGAAAATGGCTTGTAGTTGCGAAATAAAAAAGATGCAGAGTGAACTGGAACGTATCAGTGATCTTGCAAAGAAAGCAGCTGTCTTGGATGGTTGCATGTATGTCGTTTATCAGAAAGAAGATGGTACCTATGCTTTTGATAAACTAGGAGTTGAGATAAAAGGAAAGATTGTTGAATATAGACATTACCTGTAATTATGGCAGATTTAAAATTAAAAGATTTCGTTGATGAGAACGATTTGCAGAAATTGGTGGAGCTTGATAATACTATTGAGCGTGTGAGGGCTGATTATGTTAATGCGGCCAAAGAATTAGCAAAAGGTTTGAAACTAAATGTAGAAGGCGTTGCTGATCTTGAAAAGTTGAGTAATCTTTATAATACCCAAGCAAAAACGGCTGGCTCTGCATCTGCTGAATTAACCGAGGCTCTTAGAAAACAGTCTGAAATAACTCAAACTGTCAGTAAGAAGATAGAGGAAAAGCTAAATGTAGAGAAATTATCTGCTGCTGAATTGAAGAAACTAACCAAGGCAAACTCGGATAATGCTGCGTCCTTGGAAAAGGCTGTTAAAGCGGAAGCTAACTTGACAAAAGCGCAGAATGCCGGTAATACTACTCGTAAGAAAGCTGTTTTATCTGAAGAAGAACGTTTAAAACTTATCAGAACTGCTATTACCTTGACTAATCAGGAAGTACATAGCCGTTCACAAGCAAAGGAAATGAATAAGCAGCTACAAAAGGCTGTTGATGTTTTGAAAGATACGGATGAAAACTATATTCGTACACTTGCCCGTCTTAATTCTACTATTGGAATCAACACTGATTACATAAAGCGAAATTCCGATCGATATAGTCAACAGAAAATGACCATTGGTGCATATCGGGAAGAAGTAAAGGCGGCATGGATTGAAATACAGAACGGTAATAAGTCCATGCAGAACATGGGAATTATTGCCCGGAATGCTGGAATGATGCTTAAAACGGAGATGGCTCCTGGGCTAAACAAAGTTGGTGCAGGATTGAAAGGGTGGGCTGCTGGATATATTGGTGCACAAGCTGTTGTTAGTGGAGTTGTTGCTTTATTTACAAAACTGCGTGAAGGAGTAGGTGATATTGTTAAATTTGAATTAGCTAATAGTAGGCTTGCTGCAATATTAGGAACCACTTCTGATAAAGTGAAGGAGTTAACTGCGGATGCTCAACGTTTGGGTGCTACAACGAAATACACTGCATCCGAAGCTACGGATTTGCAAATAGAACTTGCTAAACTAGGTTTTACTCGAAAAGAAATATTAGATGCAACAGAGCACATTCTAAAATTTGCACAAGCTACCGGGGCAGAATTAGCAGATGCGGCTTCATTGGCAGGTGCTTCTCTTCGTATGTTTAATGCTGATACAAGAGAAACTGAAAGATATGTGTCTGCGATGGCTGTCGCAACAACCAAAAGCGCATTGTCGTTTTCATATCTCGCTACTGCATTACCAATTGTTGGACCGGTTGCAAAAGCCTTTAATTTCAGTATTGAAGATACTTTGGCTTTGTTGGGTAAATTATCGGATGCCGGCTTTGATGCTTCAATGGCTGCTACTGCTACCCGTAATGTTTTTCTAAATTTAGCTGATAGTAATGGAAAGCTGGCAAAGGCGTTAGGTAAGCCCGTTAAAACATTGCCTGAGTTAGTTGAAGGATTGAAATCGCTAAAAGAAAAAGGGGTAGACTTGAATACTACTCTTGAATTAACTGATAAGCGTAGTGTTGCCGCTTTTAATGCCTTTCTCACCGCTGTTGATAAAATATTACCACTTAGAGAACAGATTACTGGTGTAGAACGTGAATTGGGCGATATGGCTCACACGATGGGAGATAATGTTCATGGAGCTCTTGCTAACTTATCTTCAGCATGGGAAGCGTTTATGCTTTCTTTCTCCGAGTCAACGGGACCTGCTAAGGAGTTTCTTAATTGGATGGCTGATAAAATAAGAGGTATCGCCAATGATTTGAAATCTCCTGAAGAAAAAATAGAAAAGATAGATTATAATTTTAGAACACTTGCAAAAAAAGATGCGAACAAAAAGTTATTGGAAGTAGAAAAAGATTTTCAGGCAGAATATAAGAGGCTTATTGATGCTGGTGATACAGAGGAACAAGCATACACAAAAGCTGTTATTCAAATGAAAAATAAACGTATTGAAGTAACGGCCCAAGAGAGAGAAGCTTTAAAACGGATGAAAACTCGTGCTCAATATGCAACATCAGAGTTTGAAGATATGTCTTGGATAAAGAATGGTGCTGCTAAAATGTTTGGCTATTACACATCGGAAGCAGAAAAAGCGGATAAGGCTCAGTTGGAATTTTCTAAAAACTTATTTAAAATAGCATCTAGCGATGAGTTTAATCGTGGACTTGATGTGATTGCAGAAAAGTTCCGTCCAAAGGGTAACGACAAAAATGGTTCAGGTATAACAGTCCTTACTGATAAAGAAAAACGTGAACAGGAAAAAGCTCTCAAAGAGAAGCTGAAAATTCATGAAATTTATCAGGAGTCAGAACTAGCTCTTATGGATGAGGGACTGGAGAAAGAACTTGCTAAAATTGGTGTTGCTTACTCGAAGAAGATTGCTGCCGTCAAGGGTAATAGCAAAGAGGAAATTGCTACACGTCAGAATTTAGCTAAGGAAATGCAGGAAAGGCTAGATGAGTTTACTATTAAGTATAATTCTGATCGTGAGAAGAAGGATGTTGAGAACGCTCTTGCTGTTGTAAAAAAGGGGTCCCAGGAAGAACTTGATTTGAAATTGCACCAGTTGGAGTTGCAACGTGAAGCAGAAATTGATGCAGCAGAGAAAACAGGTGAAGATGTTTTTCTCATTGACGACAAATATGCAAAAAAGAAACAAGAACTTTACGAAAGACATGCATCCGATCAGGTGCAATTAATAGCAGAGAATGCAGCGCATGAGCAGGAAATCCGGGATGCTGCATATGTTATGGATACGCTTGCTCTTAAAAAACAGTTAGCTTCTAAGGAAATAACCCAGCAAGAGTATGCAGAACTTGAGTATCAGTTAAAATTAGATTATGTACGTAAAACAACCGAAGCTGCAATTGATGCGTTGGAGTTGGAACTTCGAAACGAAAATTTGAGTGCAGAGGATAGGGCTAAGATCGCAGAGCAGTTACAGAAATTGAAAGCGGACCTTTCCCAGCAAGAAGCAGAAACGGAAATAGATGCTATCAATAAAGTTACTAAAGCGGATGAGAAAGCACAGAAAGAACGTCAGAGGAATCTGAAAAAATGGCTTCAAACTGCATCTCAAGCAGTGGGTGCTATTGGTGATCTAGTCTCTACTATTTATGATGGTCAGATTCAGAAAATAGAAGAAGAGCAGGAAGCTAATGATGAGAAATATGATAAGGATGTAGAACGAATACAGAATCTAGCTGATTCGGGAGCAATCTCCGAAGAAGAAGCAGAAGCTCGTAAGCGTGCGGCCAAGGAAAGAACTGAAGCTAAGAATGCTGAACTTGAAAAACAAAAACAAGAAATGGCACGTAAACAAGCCATTTGGGAAAAGGCGACTAGTGTCGCTCAAGCTGGAATAGCCACTGCACTGGCAATAACTGAAGCTTTACCGAATATTCCTTTATCTATTGTTATTGGTGCCATGGGAGCAATTCAGGTTGCAACTATTCTTGCAACTCCTATTCCTTCCTATGCAGACGGTACTCAAGGTAATGATAGGCATCCCGGCGGTACCGCTTTAGTTGGTGATGCCGGTAAACATGAAGTTATCATGTATTCTGGAAAAGCATGGATTACTCCTGATACTCCAACTTTAGTTGATATTCCTAAAGGTGCGCAAGTCTTTCCTGATGTTGATAAGGTAGATATCTCTAATTTTGATATACCGGATTGGGACTTTCCCACATTTTCACCGACATATTTTGCATCTTCTTCCGGTGACACCATTGTTTTCAATGATTATTCCCGATTAGAAAAAAGGGTTGATAGAACAAATTTCCTTTTGATGAAGAGTCTAAAAATGCAACGCCAAGATGCTTCTAACCGTGAATTTGAACTGTATAAGTTATCTAAACTGAAATAACTATGATTGAAAGATTAAATCAGATAACATTGAGTGATTTCATTGAACTTTCATGCGGAAACTATGCTTGTTTGCTTTCGGACTGCAAATCTATGTCCGAAAGCACGCTTAAAGAAATAGCGTCTAAATTACTTGTCGAATACAGAAGTATTGTTAACCCTTCAAATATGAAGGCTATGGTAATGGACAAAGAGGATATGCTGAAAGAACGTGCCAAACTATTGAGTCTTCGTATTTGTCAGGCTCTTGTTTCTCTTGGCTTTTATGATGATGTTCGTCAGGTATTGGGTCAACTAAATGTAGATACCCGAAATATGAGTGATGAGCAAGTTATATCGAAGCTTGATTATTTACTTCATTCTGCAATTTTTGAGCAAAAACGGAATGAGGAGAGACGCAGTGAGGAACATAAAGGAAGTAAGGCTACTCCTGAACAAATTCGTTCTTCTTTTGATGCAGAGATTGCTTTTCTAATGACATTCTTTAAAATGAGTATTGATTCCCGCGTAATTAATGCTGCTGTTTATGCGAATATCGTTCATCAAGCTGATGTTGAAATATCGATCAGAAAAAGAAGTACATGATAATATTGGTACTACATATATGCTGTAATTCGATTAATTTTTAATTAAAGCGAATTATTTCATACAGTCGTTTGTACATCTCCTTTAGAATCACAAACGACTTTTTTATGAATAGAAAAAACAGCATCCATTGTATAAATAGGCATTTATACAATGTTTTATTGTCAGAATTACGTACATTAGAGACGAAGTGTAATCGGATAACAGCAGAAGTGTCCGAGGTAAAAAAAATGATTGCCTTATTGCCCCCCGATATAGGCACTCTTATTAGTTCAATCGAGCGTTCTGCTAAGGAAA